ATAAAGTCGTACCCATATCTGTCAATTATCCGTTCTTTTTCAAACCGATACAAGACGGTATGGACCGACCAAAGACCGAATTGGCCTACAGAATACCGGCCTCGAGGCTCACAAGAAAATCGATCCAAAACAAGCAAGACCAAGAACTACTTGAGGGTCTTGACACAACAATCGACTGGAAAAACACAGGGGACAACTCCTATGACGGGGAGAAACTAAAACTACTAGTACACGATGAAAGCGGGAAGTGGGAGAGGCCAGATAATATATTAAATAACTGGCGAGTAACAAAAACGTGTTTACGATTAGGTTCTAGAATTATTGGTAAGTGTATGATGGGATCAACATCAAACGCTTTAGACAAAGGAGGAGCTAATTTTAAAAAGTTATATGGAAATTCTAATGTAACAAAAAGAAACAGGAACGGGCAAACAGCGTCTGGTTTATATTCTTTATTTATTCCAATGGAATGGAATTACGAGGGTTTTATAGATGAATACGGCATGCCCGTATTTAACACACCTAAAGAAGAAACCCTGAGTCCTCACGGAGACGTTATAGACGTTGGAGTAATAGAACACTGGGATAATGAAGCAGATGGATTAAGAGGGGACCAGGATGCCTTAAATGAGTTTTACAGACAGTTTCCGCGTACAGAAGAACACGCTTTTAGAGATGAAACAAAAAATAGTATATTTAACTTAGTTAAGATATACGAACAAATAGATTACAACGAGGACCTTGGCAACACTAATGTATTAACCACAGGCAATTTTCAGTGGGCTAATGGAGTTAAGGATTCTACGGTTATATTTACGCCAAATCCAAGCGGAAGATTTAAAGTTTCTTGGGTGCCAGGCGTTGCTTTACAAAATAGACAAATAGTAAAGAACGGATTAAAAAGTCCAGGTAATGAACATATGGGTGCATTTGGTTGTGATAGTTATGATATATCAGGAACGACAGATGGGCAAGGTTCAAAAGGGGCTTTAGCGGGGTTAACTAAATTTAGCATGGAGGATGCTCCCGCTAATACATTCTTTTTAGAATATATAGCTAGACCACAAACTGCTGAAATGTTTTTTGAAGATGTATTAATGGCATGCGTTTTTTACGGAATGCCCATACTAGCTGAAAATAATAAGCCTAGGTTATTGTACTATTTCAAAAGAAGAGGCTACAGGGGTTATTCAATGAATCGTCCTGATAAAGTTTGGAATAAACTATCCGTAACTGAAAGAGAAATTGGAGGTATGCCTAACTCCAGTGAAGATATTAAACAAGCTCACGCAGCTGCTATCGAAAGCTATATAGACAGATACGTTGGTTTACAAGAAGATGGCAGCTACGGTACTATGTACTTTAATACCACTTTAAATGAATGGTCAAGATTTGATATAAACAAAAGAACAAAGTTTGATGCTGCAATTAGCTCAGGTTTAGCTATCATGGCTTGCAACAGACACTTATACCATCCTAGACCTACAGTAGAAAAAAATAAAATAAATTTAAAAATAGCTAAATACACCAATTCTGGTGGTTTATCAAAACTAATAGAAAAATAAAAATATGGCTGAGTCAGTTGTAACAAGTTATTTTCCGAGTCAAATTGCAAGCGATGCCGAGAAAATGTCAAAAGATTATGGTAACACCATTGGTAGAGCTATAGAAAATGAATGGTTTAGCTCCGATAACGGCAATAGTCGATTTAAAAGTAATCAAGCTACTTTTCACAACCTGAGATTATATGCTCGAGGAGAGCAAGGAATACAAAAGTATAAAGATGAGTTATCTATTAATGGTGATTTATCTTATTTGAATTTAGACTGGAAGCCAGTGCCAATTATACCAAAGTTTGTTGATATAGTTGTTAATGGGATTTCAGATAGACAATTTGATATAAAAGCATACTCACAAGATCCATACGGTGTTGAAAAAAGAACTAAGTATATGGAGTCTATTATAAGAGACATGCAAACCCAAGCGCTAAACGACTTCGCGGCTAAGGAGTTTGGGGTTAATTTATTTGAGAATAACCCTGACACTTTGCCTAAAAATAAAGAAGAACTTGACCTGCATATGCAATTAAGCTATAAGCAGCAAGTTGAATTAGCGGAAGAACAGGCTATAACTGTTTTATTAGATGGCAACAATTACGATTTAATTAAGCGTAGATGCAATTATGATTTAACCACTATAGGTATTGGCGCGGTTAAAAATACATTTAGCAAGGCAGAAGGGGCAACTGTTGAATATGTTGATCCGGTAAATTTAGTTTGGTCATACACAGACTCTCCTTATTTTGAGGATATATATTACGTAGGAGAGGTAAAAGCCGTACACTTAAACGAGCTTAAAAAACAATTTCCTTGGCTTACTAATGATGACCTGCAAAAAATAGCAGGCCAAAACACAAGCAACAATGGGTTTTATGACAGGACTCTTAGCAATTCGGATTATGACGATTCAAATACTGTTCAAGTTCTTTACTTTAATTACAAAACTTTTACAAACGAAGTTTACAAAGTTAAAGAAACAGCGACGGGAGCAGCTAAAATAATACCTAAGACTGATGAGTTTAATCCGCCGGAAGAAATGTATGAAGAGTATGGCATATCTAAATTGTCAAAATCTTTAGAGGTTGTTTACGAAGGCGTAAAAGTACTAGGCGGGCAATTGCTTAAATGGGAGTTAGCTAAAAATATGATACGTCCTAAAAGTGATTATACTAAAGTTAAAATGAACTATAGTATTGTAGCCCCAAGAATGTATAGAGGTAGAATTGAATCTATAGTAAGCCGTATAACTGGTTTTGCAGATATGATTCAACTTACACACTTAAAGTTGCAACAAGTAATGTCAAGAATGGTTCCAGACGGAGTTTATCTTGACGCTGATGGTTTAGCTGAGGTTGACTTAGGCAACGGAACAAACTACAATCCGCAAGAAGCATTGAATATGTTTTTTCAAACGGGATCTGTTATTGGTAGGTCATTTACGCAAGACGGCGATATGAACCCCGGCAAAGTACCTATCCAAGAAATCACAACAGGGGCTGGTGGTCAAAAAATGCAAAGTTTAATTGCTAACTATAATTACTACATGCAAATGATCCGTGATGTGACGGGTCTGAATGAAGCCAGAGATGGTAGCACACCGGACGCTAGAGCATTAGTTGGCGTTCAAAAACTTGCTGCAGCTAATTCAAATGTAGCAACACGACATATATTAGAGGGTAGTTTGTTTTTAACTGCAGATTTATGCGAGGGATTATCATTAAGAATATCAGATATATTAGAATACTCACCAACAAAAGAAGCGTTTATACATAAGATAGGTAATCAAAATGTAGCAGTGCTAGAGGAAATGAGCGATTTGTATTTATATGACTTTGGTATATTTATTGAACTTCAACCAGATGAAGAAGAAAGAGCTGTATTAGAAAACAACATACAGGCAGCCGTTCAAAGTGGTCTTATTGATTTATCAGATGCTATTGACTTAAGGGAAGTTAAAAATATAAAATTAGCTAATCAATTACTCAAGATACGAAGAAACGAAAAGCAATTAAAAGACCAGCAAATACAGCAACAAAATATACAAGCTCAAGCAGACGCTAACGCTCAAGCTCAACAAGTAGCAGCTCAGGCTGAGGTTCAAAAACAACAAGCTTTAATACAACAGAAAATCGCATTAGAGCAAGCCAAAGCTCAAATCGATTCACAAAAGCTAATACAAGAAGCTTCATTAAAGAAAGAATTAATGTCTTTAGAGTTTGAGATGAATATGCGTTTAAAAGGTATTGAGGTTAAAGGCAAGAAAGAAGAAATAGCAGAAAAAGAGGATCGTAAAGACGATCGTACTAAACTACAAGCATCACAGCAAAGTGAATTAATAAATCAAAGACAAAACGATTTGCCCCCTAAAAACTTTGAATCCAGCGGAAACGATATACTTAGCGGCAACTTTAACTTAGGTTCCTTCGAGCCTAGGTAATAATAATAGTAATAATTATATAATATTTTATCATGTCAGAAGAACAAGAAAAAGAAGCACCTGTAGTTGAAGAGACTACTGCGCAAGAAACAAAACCTATGTCGTTCGAGGACGGCGTTATTAAGGTTGATTTATCAGAATTAAATAAACCAACAGAAGATGCCATTCCAGAGCAAGAAACAGATGCAAGCGATGTTCCTGTCGAGCAACCCCAAGACACGCCAAGTAGCGAAGAAGTGGTTGAAGAAGTACGGGAGTCCGTTCAAGATGAAGAATCCGTTCTTCAAGAAATAACAGAAGAAGAAGTACAAGAGCAAGTAGAAGATCTTCAAGAAGATGTACACGAAGCTCTCGCTGAACAACAAAATTCAGGAATTGAATTACCAGATAATATACAGAAGGTGGTTGAATTTATGAATGATACAGGAGGATCTTTAGAAGACTACGTTAAACTTAATACAGATTACGCCTCCCTAAATGAAACTCAATTATTAAGAGAATATTACGAAACAACACGACCTCACTTAGACTTAGAAGAAATTTCTTTCTTAATGGAAGATAATTTTTCTTATGATGAAGAACTGGATGAAGATCGAGATGTACGTAGAAAAAAATTAGCCCATAAAGAAGAGTTAGCAAAAGCTAAAAATCACTTAGAGGGATTAAAAACAAAATATTACGACGAAGTAAAAGCTGGATCAAAGTTAAATCCAGAACAACAAAAAGCGGTTGAGTTTTTTAACCGTTATACAAAAGAAAACGAACAGGCAACTAAAGTAGCTGAACAACAAGTGTCTACATTTAAAAACAAAACAGAAAAGCTTTTTTCTAATGATTTCAAAGGTTTTGATTTCAACGTTGGAGAAAAGAAATTTAGGTTTAAAGTTAATAATGTAGATCAAGTTAAAGACACACAAAGCGACATTAACAATTTGGTCAAGAAGTTCTTGAACGATAAAAATGAAATGAATGACGCAGCGGGTTATCACAAGTCTTTATTTACAGCTATGAATCCAGATGCAATTGCAAACCACTTTTACGAGCAAGGCAAAGCCGATGCAATGAAAAGCAGTGTTGAAAAAGCCAAGAATATTGACATGAGCCCAAGAGGTACTCATGAGAAAGTCAGTATGCCAGGCGGTTTTACGGTTAAGTCAATTAAATCTTCTAGTTCGCCTAGGTTTGGAATTAAAAGAAAATAAAACAACAACTTAAAACTTAAAAATTATGGCCGCAGCAGGTTCATTTACGGGTAGCGCAGGTGCATTAGCACACTTAACGCCTCGCCCAACACAAACGTTATTTAACGACAACTATCTAACTCTAAACGATTTAGATTTTACACAACAGTTCTTACCAGAAGTATATGAAAAAGAAGTAGAGCGTTACGGAAACCGTACGATTTCTGGATTCTTACGTATGGTAGGTGCTGAAATGCCTATGGCTTCTGATCAAGTAGTATGGTCTGAGCAAGGAAGATTACACATTGCATACGACCCAGTAGTAACAACTACAACTACAGTAACAATTCCAGCAGGTGCAGGAGGAGTTAACCAAAACGTTATTGGCCCAGGAGCTACAATTGTAGTTGCCTCAGCTGACGGACTAGTTGTAGAAAAAGCTTATGTTCAAGCAGTAGCTGCTCCTGTAGCAGGCGCTGTAGAATTAACAGTAGTTGGTTATGCAGCTGCAACAATCACAGCTCACGCTGCTGGTAAAGTATTTGTATACGGTTCTGAATATGCAAAAGGAACTTCTAACGCAGGTACTTCTGTTGATGCAGCTTTCGAACAATTTAACAACAAGCCAATTATCCTTAGAGATAAATACAACGTAAGCGGTTCTGATACTGCTCAAATTGGATGGGTTGAAGTTACTACTGAAGCTGGAACATCTGGTTACTTATGGTACTTAAAATCTGAGCACGAAGCACGTATTCGTTTTGAAGATCAATTAGAAATGGCTATGATCGAAGCTGAAAAAGCTGCTACTCCAATTACTCCAGCCGCTGGACTAGGTGGTGGAACTGAGCTTACAGGTTCTGACGGACTTTTTGCCGCTCTTGAAACTAGAGGTCTTGTTTATACAGACGCTAACTTTGGAGGCGCTGCTGGATTAGATGATTTTGACGTTATCTTACAGGAGCTTGACAAGCAAGGAGCTATTGAAGAAAATATGCTTTTCTTAGATCGCGCAACTTCTTTAGGTATTGACAATATGTTAGCACAGCAAAATTCTTATGGTACTGATGGTACTTCTTATGGAGTATTTGACAACTCTTCAGATATGGCGCTTAATTTAGGATTTAGCGGATTCCGCAGAGGATCTTACGATTTCTATAAGACTGACTGGAAATACTTAAACGATGCTACCACTCGTGGATTAGTTGGAGATGTTGAAGGTGTTATCGTACCTGCAGGAACTTCTACAGTTTACGATCAGCAATTAGGAAAAAATATTTCACGACCATTCTTACACATTCGTTATAGAGCTTCTGAAGCTGACGACCGTAAGATGAAGTCTTGGATTACTGGATCCGTTGGTGGAAACTATACAAGCGACGAAGATGCAATGAACGTTCATTTCTTATCAGAAAGATGTTTATGTGTACAAGGAGCTAACAACTTTGTGTTATTGAAAAAAGCATAAAGCTTAACTAATGTAATTGTTACCCTCGTTGTATTGGCGGGGGTAATTATTACTTTTTATCAATTATTTAATTATATTATATCATGGCTAAAAAAGCTACAGCAGAAACAGTTGAGGTTGCAACTCAACCAACTAGTGCAAAAAATGCACCAGTTCAAAAAGCACCGGCTAAACCAGTGTTTGAATTTAAAGATAGAACTTATTATATTGCTACAGGAAAATCTCCTTTATTGTTTACCATCCCCTCAAGACACAGTCAGCGAAAGCCTTTACTGTATTTTGATGAAGAATTAGGTTATTCGCGGGAGCTTCGGTACGCTACTAATCAGCCAACGCCGCTTGTTGATGAGCAAAAAGGGCAAGTAACATTAGGTAGAATTGCTTTTAGAAACGGTACATTAACTGTAAAAAAAGAAGATGTTGCTTTACAGAAGTTGTTATCTATATATCACCCTTTTAAAGACAAGGTATACAAAGAACTAGATCCAGTACAAGATTCTGTTAATGAATTAGATTGGATTGAATACGAATTAGAAGCTCTAACAGCTGCTAAAAGTATGGATATTGATTACGCGGAAGCAATATTAAGATCTGAGTTTGGAGAAAAAGTTACAACATTATCTTCAAGTGAATTAAAAAGAGATTTGATGATCTTTGCAAAAAGAAATCCTATCTTATTTATGGAATTAGCAAACGACGATTCTGTCGAGCTAAGGAACACAGGAGCTAAAGCCGTTGAAGCCGGCATATTAAAACTTTCTGGAGATCAACGTACATTTACATACGGTGATGGAAACAGAAAATTAATGACAGTTCCTTTTGATGAGCATCCTTATTCTGCATTAGCATCTTTCTTTAAGACTGATGATGGGATGGAAGTTTACAAAACAATTTTAAAAAGACTTAAATAAGTCACTAATTATAGTAGCTAGGCCGCTATAATGGTGGCCTAATTACTATAAATAATAAAAAAATATACAAATGGCAATAAGCGTGGATAGTGTTTACCAGCGGGTGCTTGGCATACTTAATAAAGAACAAAGAGGCTATGTAACAGCTCAGGAATTTAACTTATTTGCTAACCAAGCGCAAGAAGATTTATTCGAACAATACTTTTACGATATAAACCAATTTGGTAGAATACCAGGTAATAGCACAGAGTATTCGGACATGTTAAATCTACTTAACGAAAAGATTAACATATTTGAAACTTCAGCGCAACCAACTCGTACAGGAAACTTTTTTGACGAGCCAACTGATCTATATAGATTGGGAACAGTAGTATATAAAAATACAACAACAAATTCCTTTGGTGCATCATCTACAGAAAGCATTGAAGCAGAGCGTATTAACGCTAACGAGTTTTTATACATAAACTCATCCCCATTAACAAAACCTAAAAACGTCAGACCTGTATTTGTAGCAAACACAAATGGAATCAGAGTTTATGGAAACAGCGAGGTAACAGACGTTACTGAAGTTGAGTTTCAATACATAAAGAAGCCAGCTAAGGTTCAATGGGCTTACCAAATAGTATTTGACGAACCTTTATACAACGCTGCGAATTCAGTTAACTTTGAGCTACATCCGTCGGAAGAAACAGAACTTGTAATTAAAATACTAGAATTATCCGGCATATTAATAAAAGACCTTAACTTGTATCAGGTTATGAATCAAGAAGAGCAAGAAACCATTCAACAAGAAAAAGCATAACATATGGGTTTAATAAATCAAACAGACGAACAATACTACTTAGGCCCGGATGGAGTTTGGAATAGCTGGGATGAAGACTATGGCAATTACCAATTTACTAGTATTAAAGATATTATAAACAACTTTATTATATCATATGTAGGTGAGGAAAAAATTATACCTAAAGCTAAAAGAACCGATGTAGCATTTCACGCTCAACGAGGCATTCAGGAGTTCAGCTTTGATATACTGCCTTCGGTTAAATCTGCTGAAATTGAAATAGGGCCTAATTTAAACTTCGTATTGCCTAAGGACTACGTAAACTATGTAAAATTAGTTTGGGTTGATTCTAACGGCATAGAACGCGTTATATATCCAGCTCAGCACACTAGCAACCCATTCCCTATTCTACAAGACAATAATTACGAATATCTTTTTGATGAGCAAGATCAAGAAATAATATCTGCGCAATCTTCAGAAACAAAGAAAAGGTTTGAGTCAACTAGCCGCAATGAAGTTAATAATAACATAGACAACTTAGATAATAAGCTAGGGGGTGGTTATTATTTTAATCACTTTGGAAGACGCTACGGGCTTTCCCCTCAGCAAGCGCAATCTAATGGTGTTTTTTATATAGATCAACTTCAAGGAATAATATTCTTCGATTCTTCATTCGTAGGAAAAATAGTTACATTAAAATATATCTCGGACGGCTTAGGTACTGACGAAGAAATGGTTGTACATAAATTTGCAGAAGAAGCTTTATATAAGTATATAGCCTATGCTATTTTATCTACAAGAGCAAATACACCTGAGTATTTAGTAGCTCGTTTCAAAAGAGAAACTTCCGCCGCTAAAAGAAATGCAAAAATTAGATTATCAAATATTAAAATTGAGGAGATTACACAGGTTATGCGTAATAAATCCAAAATCATAAAACACTAATATATGGCAGAGTTTGTGCATATTTTCCAAGCAGGGAGAATGAACAAAGACCTTGACGAACGTTTAGTTCCGAATGGAGAATATAGAGACGCTTTAAATTTAGACTTAGCGAACTCCGACGCAAGTGATGTTGGAGCTATGCAAAATATTGCTGGCACAATACAATTGCGTTCAAAGGCAGGCACTGGAGCAACTTGGACCGGCGGTTATATAGACGCTATGACAAACCCTGTTTGTATTGGATCTTATAGAGATGATATAAACGAAAGAATATATTGGTTTATAGCAAGTGATGGTATTAGTGCAATTGCGGAATACGATCAAACAAAAAATGAAGTTAGTCCTGTATTAGTAGATACCGCGGGTATTTTAAATTTTTCATCTGATTATTTAATTACAGGTATAAATATACTTGACAAGTTTCTATTCTGGACAGACGATCAAACTGAGCCAAAGAAGATTAACATTGGGAAGTTTAAAACAGGTTCTACTGATTTTATTACTCAAACTAAAATTCCTAAATGGGAACCTAACCAAGATAGCTATAACACAAATTTATCTGGGCGACCTGATTTTGTAGAAGCAGATGTTACTACAATTAAGCTTTCGCCTTTAACCGCTCCTGCAATAAACGCTTCGGTTAGCGAGTATGGTAATAATATTCCAGGAACAGGATTAACCCCTGTTACAACTACCTTTAACTACGAGGGCTTAGAAAATTTTACATTTATACCGGATCTAACAACCGCACCTAGTAGGTTTGTATCATACCCTACTTATGGAGAATATTTAGAAAACAGGGAGAGTGGAGCTTACATAAACAGTAGTTTTAATAATGCAGCAAATAACCCTAATTATGACGCAACTTACGGCTGGACCGGAGAGGTTACTTTTCAAATAAGCACTACAGTTACTGTTTGGGAGGTTGGTAAATTAATTACAATAAACGGAGAGTTTAATAATATATTCGGAGAAAATGTAAAATATTCTATACAGATGTCAATAGTATCTGTTTCTGGGTTGTTAATTACAGGTAGAATACAAGCTATATCTTCTAACATAGGTAAAACTATAAGCGGCGACGGGACAAGTACTCCTATTGTTTGGGAAGCTGTTCTTGAAGAAAAAGATCCGCTATTTGAATATAATTTTCCAAGGTTTGCCTATAGGTGGAAATATATAGATAATGAATATTCAGTGTATTCACCGTTTTCAGCAGTTGCTTTTGCTGGCGGGGAGTTCGAGTATTTAGCTGCCGACGGGTACAACCTAGGTATGGTAAATAACATAAGAAAATTATTAATAGATAATCTTACTTGGGGCAGCGACGAAGTATCTGAGCTTGACATCCTATATAAAGAAGCTCGCAGTACCGCTGTATACGTGGTAGATACTTTAAAAAAACAAGATTACACTTCTTTACCTACAAGTTTTGAAATTAAAAATGAATTAATAGGAGCCGTTGTAGAGGCAAATCAGATACTTAGGCCGTGGGATAATGTACCCCGTAGGGCTAAATCTCAAGAAATAATTGGCAATAGGATAGTTTATGGTAATTACTTGCAAAATTACGATACATTTGGAGTGATTAATTTATCGACGGGTCAAACATCTACAGCCGTTGACTTGTCCTTGTCTTTGTTTAGCGAAACTCATCCTGGAAACGCAACAAACCCAAACCCAAACCCATATACTAGACTTCCGCGCCCGTCTTTAAAATCTATAAGAACATATCAAATAGGGGTTGTATATAAAGACGCTTATGGCAGGGAAACACCGGTATTTTCAAGCCAAAATGCTAGCTTAAAGGTAGAAATAAACAAAGCTGTTTCTATATCAAAATTACAAGTTACCCCTAATAATATACCCCCTGCTTGGGCTACGCATTATAAGTTTTTTGTAAAAGAAACAGCTAATGAATATTACAATCTTGCTTTAGATAAATTTTACCCCGCTGAAGACGGCAATGTTTGGCTTTCTTTTCCTTCATCAGAAAGAAACAAAATTGATGAAGAAACTTATTTAATATTAAAAAAACAACACGATAATAATGTACCCGTTGAAACTTTAAATAGATATAAAATATTAGCTATTCAATCGGAAGCTCCTTTGTTTGTTTCACAATTTGATGAATTTGTTGCATCCGCTGATGTTGTTGCAACAAACGAGCTGGAGCCTGGCCGTATTACTATTAACTTTACGGGTCCTTCTAATGATAATAATCCAGCTTTTTTTAGCGGATTTAATGGTGGAAATAAAATAAAAATATCAGTTGGAGGTAATGATTCTGAGTTTTATAACGTAGTTGACGTTAGCAATTCTGGAAGCAGCGGTGAGGAATATACTGTGCAATTAACTGAGCCATTAGGCATTGAAGTCCCAAATGTAGCTATTAATGACACTTTTATTATAAAAATATATACAGAAGAAAAGAAAGACTTACCTGAGTTTGACGGGCGATTTTTTGCAAAAATAAACAGAGATTTTGCTTTTGACACAAATATTATTAGCTCTTTTAAAGCTTTAGCTCCCAGGTATGCCATTAAAGATGAAATTGATTTTTTGGGGACAGAAGTTTATGGGGGATTATCTCCTTTTGGTAAAGGTTATTATTATGCAGATAACGCTTGGAACGGAGGAAGTAACTGTAATGATGGAAGTGATCCTCATAATTGGGGTTTAACAGGGTGGACCGGCCCAAACTGGGGGCCATTTGGTAATTTGATGGGCTATGAGGAAGATTGGAATGGAGGGTATGCCCCGCCTACACTAGGAAGGCGGACGTTTGGTTTTGTATATGCCGGTGTTGGTAGCTGGAGTAATGTAGACTTTATGTCTGGTAATACCGGAGGGCACAGTCAAGTTAGAACCCCTACCGGGTTAATTTCTCCTGGAGCTAAGATAAGATTCAAATCTAAGAACGGAACATTTTCAAAAGTTTATCAAATACTAGAAGCAACTTCAAGATTGACATATAGAGGGCAGATGGATCAGGACTTTTTGGGGGGTTGTTTTGATGATAACAATACAGCAAATTCCAAATTAGCTATTATACTTTATCTTAACGAACCAATTAATGATGAATGGATGCCTGAATGGAACGATTGGGCTACATTAAATTCTGTATTGCCATCTATCCAGGTAGTTCAAAATGTTAGTACTGACGGTAACAAGCTATTAACATCTAGCAATCCAGCTATATTTGAAACAGAACCAAAAGAAAGTGTTAATTTAGACCTTTACTATGAGGCTAGCGACGCTATAGATATATCTGACTATAATAATTCTAACCAAATACTTAACTGGTTCAATTGTTATTCTTACGGAACCGGGGTTGAATCTAATAGGATCAGGGACGACTATAACGCTGTTTTTATAGATAAGGGACCTAAGGTGTCTACTGTATTAGATGAACCATACGCAGCTGAGCGAAGAGGTAGCGGTTTTATATTTTCTCAAATATACAACTCTACATCTGGAATAAATAGATTAAACCAATTTATACAGGCTGAGCCAATTACAAAAGACCTTAACCCTATATACGGAACAATACAGAAGCTACACGCTAGAGATACCGATTTAATATCTTTATGTGAAGACAAGTGCTTGCGCGTATTAGCTAATAAGGATGCTTTATTTAACGCTGATGGCAATTCTAATGTAACATCTAATCAAGCGGTGCTAGGGCAAGCTGTGCCTTACGCAGGCGAATTTGGTATATCTAAAAATCCAGAGTCTTTTGCGTCTTACGGCTTTAGAGTTTATTTTACAGATAAAAACAGAGGAGCAGTAATAAGATTATCTAGAGATGGTATTACCAATATTGCTGAAAAAGGTATGTCAAGTTTCTTTGCTGATAACTTAAGAACATCAACTACTGCTATAGGTAGTTATGATGATGATAAAGATATATACAATCTTACATTGGATAACTTATCTAACTACTGGCAAAAAAGATTAAGCCTTGATGCTAAATACCAATTAGATCCAGATTGCGAAGACGCTCCCGATAGCTTAGTGCCTAGTGCAACAATATCATTTAAAGAAAGTGTTGACGGCTGGACAAGTAGAAAAAGCTTTATTCAAGAATCAGGCATAACTTTAAATAATTTATATTACACTTTTAAAAGTGGTCTTGTATGGTTGCATGGCGCAAATGCTATTTACAATAATTTTTACGACGTACAATACGACAGCTCATTTAATGTTTTAATAAATGAAATGCCACAAGTTGTAAAAGGCTTTAGTACTTTAAATTATACGGGCACAGCATCTAGAGTTTTTGAATACCAAGGGCCAAACGAAAAATGGTATTCTATAGCAGAAGTTAATGCTAATCAAATAATACCTGAATTTTCACAGATTAAAAAACATGGCTGGTATACTAGTTTTGTTAGAACAGATCTTGAGGCTGGCGAAGTTAAAGAGTTTCAAAAGAAAGAAGGTAAGTATTTTAATTACATAAAAGGTACTTTAATTGGGTGTGAACCTGACGGCGGGGGTATTGGACCTTGTTTAGATTGCGGAGAAGATACACCTCAAGACTACTTATTAACAGTTACTATTGACGAAACTTGTAGCAGCTCAGGCTCTCCAATCCCTGATACTGATTTTAGAGGATGGTACCAGTGGAATGCTAAAGGAATAACATCTCCAATAATAGATGAACTTACAGCTCAAGACGCTAAATGTATTATAGACGACTTTTACGCTCAAGTTAGTGGAAACTATTCCGAGGTAGTTGTATACAGCAACCACTTTAAGTATGTGTTTGAAGATGGTATATCTGTAGGTACTCAAATGTATGATTCCACCACTTTAGAGCCCGTAACTACTCCAGGATGTTATTTGTACATAAAGAACCCTCCTGGAGCGCTTCCAAATAGCCCTGCTTTAGATCCTGGTAATCCAACTGAAGCACCTGTTACTTACTTTATAGTTATATGGGGAGCTGATGGAATTATAGACAGTGTAACACCATATATCTCTCTTACAGTATGCCAGGCACTCCCAGATACCTATTGGTCTATGTGGACTACCTTTCAAGTTATAACACAAGAAACGGGATCGCATATAGAGAACTTAAATAATTATTCTAACGCTTTAGATAGCAAGTGTGCGCTTGAGGATTTATATCAGTTAACGGTTGATGAAACTTCAACAGGAGGTAGCCAAAGCGGAATAGGATTTTATTTTTATAGCAATATTGGCTTTGGAGAAGGCACGCAGCTTTACGCTCAAAATGGTATTCCACTGAGTCTTAATAGTCCTGGAGCTCACTTGTTAGTAAGACCTCCAGCGGAGAATAATTTAAACAATGACGTTTTTATACGAGATAACGGCGTATCTGCTCCGGACTCTTACGAAATAGTAATTGTAGGTAGCAACGGAGTGGTAGAATCCATAACACAATATAACACTATTACAGGATCTTGTTCCGAGGACCCTTACGAGCCGATTGAAGGTCAAGACTTTAGGTTCATAGCTACAAAAACCGCGTCTCCATATTTTGGATTGTTTGATAACACTTTAACAGAAGTAAGCTCTCCCTATACATTTGCGCCTGTGCCTAACCATATTAGCTCAGTTGTAGCTAAAGTAAGCGACAACTACAATTATATGCTAACTGCAGGACTGTATGACTCTCAACCAGTTTATTTATCAACTGATAATGGAGAGAGCTGGAGTAACTCAACTTTTTCCGCCAACAAAAATAACGTTCATATTTCTAGATCTGGTCAGGTTATGATTATTGAAAGCGGGGGCTTTAATAATGCCTTAATTGAAGTTTCAAATAATTTTGGAGATAGTTTTACAACTTTTAATTTAGATAACATAATTACGCTAGGAACATCTGTTTCTTTTCTAAACAGGGTAGCATTGTCCTCAGGAGGTAAATTTATAACGATAAGTGTATTTGCTAATGGTGGGACTGCAAACGACAATAAATATCGTATATTAAAAAGCAGTGATTATGGAGCTAGCTTTAGTGATATAACTGACAACGTAGGCTTTCCTTTTACAGGTGCACGGTTTACAGTTGATATTCAAGATGGTTTAATATCAGGAAATGGTAAATATGAAATATACTTTAATGCTGCAGGTTTATCTAGATATTCTGACGACTATGGCGAAACATTTATTGATAAAAACTACGCACAAATTGATTGGAATCCAAGCGGTCAAATAAGTGAAAACGGGAAATATTTTATGTTAGAAGGAGGTCAAAATAGTAGGTATTCAACTGATTTTGGCGCTTCAGAAACACTGTTAGCAGCCCCTAACTCTTCATATGGAGATATAGGCGTAAACAGCTCAGGAGAATTTTCTTTTGCTACAGGAAGCAATAGTAATAGTATGTCGTATAGCAATGATTTCTTTGATACATTCACAACTATTGGCCCAGTAGCGGACGTTACTAAACCTTTTATATTAGTAGACGTAGGTTAAAATAAATAAAAATAATTTAATAATAAGTAAATATGCCAAGTTTTAACAATTATACATTTACAAACATCCAGTATACTATACCGGAAGGAAGCAATGTTTCTATATTATACCCTACAGCACAAATAACAATTGTGCCAAATAGTGGGTATACAGCAAACGCTGCAGATTTTTCACTAGACCCTAGCTTTTCTGACAATGCAGTACAGTCCGTAGTTTTTACCCAAGATGGTTTAAATGTACTTTGTACTGTAACTTTTGACACAGGATTTGTAATGCCTTCAGGTAACTACACAATACCTTTGTGCGTTGTAGGTGAAGGAACTGTAGTTAACATAAATGTTGCAGGGTTAGTATATTCTTCAGTTGGTGAAAACATTAGCGGAGACGGCCCTGAAACCGGAACTGCTTTTAGCAACTCAGGAAGCCTAGGCCAAACAGAATTGTTACTTACAAGAACGTATAATGCAGACGCTGGCTACTATTGGGAAACGTCTAATTACCCTACGATTAATATAACTCAAGGTAACCAAGCTAATTATAACATAGTACAAACGCCTACTTATGCCGGAGACGATTTAACAGGTATTTCTTATGCGGTTAATTATACATACCCTACTCAAGACAATTTACAAGAGCGCATTGCGATAAATGTACCAGGAGTTAGTTTAATATATGTTGCTCCTCAGTATATTACAAGTTACTCTGGATTACCTAGCACGGTTAGCGGCTATGGACAGGAAGTTAATGGTTGGCGAATATATGGAAGTGAAGGAGCTAGCGTTACGGCTACTTTAGTAAGTCCTAATCACTCTGCTGTCATTTGCAGCGACACTATTGGTAGCTCCGGCTTTATAAGCGCTGACATATTGTTTCCAGATATAAATCTTTCTTGTAATGGTTTTTGTAACGAGGTGTACACTATTACACTAACAGGAGATTTGGACCCTGCTTTTGCTCAACCAAACCCTATAACAGTCTATCAATCTACTGTTCAACCGAGAATAGAGTTTACAGCGAGCTCTTCCTACGGAATAACTGGATATTCTCAAATAGAAACCAAAGGATCTGCCTATACCGTTCTATCTTCACCTCAAACAATACCAGTAGAGTGGACTTTAACTACACCTTTAGGGACTATAAGCCCCCCTTCTTCATCTATAGACTATGATACTATAGTTTTAGAAAACAACCAAGTAAGTTTCCCTGAAGCTACATCAGATCAACTTAATGTAAATAATATTAATGTTAATTCAACAGCTGGCATATTGCCTGGCGATGTTTTTAATAACGAATTTATTTCAGGATCTTACCAAACACCTACGGGCAATAATGAATCGTTAAACGCTGGCTTGTATTCTCCTTTTGAATATACTGTTACCGCTGTAAACTCTAGTACAAATATAAGTGTTACGCCTAATATATCTATAAAGGAAGGTTTTATATTAACAATTGTTAGAAATGGAGGCAATGTAGTAGATATTTCAGATATAAGCTTAACTCAAGTTGATTCTGCAACTGTAAAATTAAGCGCAATATTTAATGTAAATTCTTTTGGGTATGAAAATAAAACTTTTATTTTAAATCTAGACGAAGCATTAAGTTTTACGCCAAACTTAGCCTGCGCGGCATCTGCTGTTAGTGGAGGTGAAGGCATAACAGATTATTCTTTAGACTTGGATCCAGCAGGAGGTGTTGTTGCGTTCCTAGTTAATGGGCAAGGGTTGCCTGATAAGTTTGAAATATTCCACGGCTTACCTTTTGCTAATGACAAAAAAGCAACATCCAGCATGAGCGCTTCCGGAAACTTGGGGCCTTTTGAAAATGTTTTTGGAACTGAGCCTATCAACTTAATACCAACTTCATCACAGCTGAATCAAGATCAATTTATAGGTTCTGATAAAGGAACAATTCCAAATAGAACTTCAGAATTTTTTAATGATACTGGATTTACTATACCAAGTATGACTGTAGGCGGAACAACTTATCAACAGGTTGTTTGGTGGCAATATACAGCAGCTGATTATACTAATAATTCAAATGCAACAATAAGAATAACAGGGCCTTCTGGAACAGGATGGGATGCTTTAAGATTATGCTGCCCTGACGGAAACTGTACTTAAAATAAAAATATGGCAAATATAACTTTAACATTTTCAAACCCCTTACCCGAAGGAATTCAAGTAGGAGACATCGCTTGGTATTTAGATGTTGATGCCGAACCTGCACCTACAGAAGTAGAAATGGGGCCAATACTTTCAATAGGAAGTAACCCTGTCTCTATAGTTGTAGACGCAGCAGTAGGCGTTGGTTCTCCCTCGCAAGATGATTTTATTTTTTATGCTGAAAATCCTATTGGTTTTTTAGGGCAGCTTAAAGGGTACTATGCTGAAGCTCAGTTTAGGAATAGTTCAACAAGCTACGCCGAGTTATTTTCCATAGGGTCAGAAATATTTGAGAGTAGTAAATAACGTGTAATAATAATATATAAAACTTAATATAATGATAGGTCAAGTAGTTGGCGGATTAACCAGCATAGCTAGCGGTATAATCGGCAGTAAAAAAAGAAGGCGAGAGGCTAGTAGAGCGGCAGCAGAGTTAAAAAAGCGTAAAGCTGAATATGAAAGACAGGACACTTCTAACGTATACACAAACATGCAAAACACCATGGAGGACTTAACCGTTAACCAGCAAGCTGCACAATTTCAAGCGGAACAAGAGCAACAAGGACTTTCTAATATAATGGGGCAAATGCAAGGCGCAGCTGGAGGATCTGGCATTGCAGCATTAGCTCAATCATTAGCGGGGCAACAATCTCAAAACCTAAGAAGAGCATCGGCGGACATTGGCAGACAAGAACAAGCTAATCAAATGGCTGAAAGAACCCAAGCGAGCAACCTTCAGCTTTATGAAAAGAAAGGTGAATTAATATCAAGAGACGCAGAAAAAGATAAAATATCAACCCTAATGGGCATGGCTCAACAAAGATCTGCAGCGGCAAATCAGGCAAAACAAGATGCAACAAATGCTATTATTGGTGGAATCGGCTCAACAGTTGGCGGTGTTGCTTCTGCTCTAGGTGGTACGCCAAATATGGGTGGATCCGGAGGAGGGTTTATGCAGAATATGATGGGCAACGGGTAATTAATAAAATATAAATTATGAATCAACAGTTAGTAAAAGGAGCCGCCTTAATAGGGCAAAGCAATAGGTCCACTTGGAATCAAGCTTTTCAAAAAAACCTAAATGCATCTTTAGCAGAAGGAGCTAAAAGACAAATGATCCGTAAAGCTGAGAAAGCTAGAGCTAATGCTAAAACGGCTGGGTATATAGAAAGTTTAAATTCTAAAGTAGATACTACTAGCTTATCCAGTTCCCAGCAGCAAGCTGTTTCAAATTACCTTACCGATCAGAAAATGCTATACGCAGACGCTGCTAGGAGAATATCTAAACTAGACCCAACTCACCCAGAGTACATGGCCGTTCGTGACGAGATGAACGCCGTGCAAATGAATTTTACAAATTTAGCAGGTTCGTTAAATCAATACAAAGAAGACAAAAGCAATTATTTAGCAGATTTTGATAACAGTTTGCTTTCTGCTGGCAACAAAACTAGCACTTATGTGGAGGCTTCTAAAATTTATACTGACGAAGGATTTGTTGGGATTGGAGAGGGTGGCGTGTTAAATTTCTGGAATGACGCTAAAGGAGAATACAAAAAATACCAGGATATAGACAAGCCTTTCTTAAAAGACACAAAATCAGCAAATAGCATACTCCAACTCAATGAGCAATTATACAACTCAGGGAAGGAATTAAATGGCACCAGAAGAAATATGGTGCGTCAAAAATTAAATAGCATGATTAGCTCAGGAGGTAGAGATACTTTATTGTCACTAGCCTCTGATGATTTTATAATAGAAGGTGGATTGGGCTTACAAGATCCTAACTTATTCGAAAAAGAAAACGAAGCATTCCTTAAGGAGGCTGTGCTGGACGGCTATATGAACGTGTTAGAGGACACCGCGTCACAAGGAGCTATTGACAATAGACCTAAAGTCTCAGGAGGCGGTAGAGGGGCTGGCGGCAGAAAAACTTTACAAGAAGAAATACCTGTTGTTAATGATGCTTTTGCTTTTTCTCAAATGAGCACTAATGTTGCTCCTGGAGACAGAGAAGCTAAAACTAGATTACTTGTTCAAGAGATAAATGCAATAGACCCCACTAAGGCAGGTAACTATTATTCTAGGGGGGATTTTTACAACATGTGGCTTGACGGCGTAGGAGAGAACGACAGTGATGAGGCTCGAAGAGTTTTTATTAACACCTACGGGGATTCCCAAATATTCCTGTTTAATGAAAAAGACCCTGAACGATCTATGCCTATTAAGATGAATACTGATAACCCTCAAGACTTGTATGAGTTTTATTTAAAGAATTCTAATCTTAACACTAGAGCGCAGAATTACCACATCGGACAATACGAAGGCTATATAGCAAATTCTGAAAAACCAAAAGAAAACAATACTACTTCTTCTACAGGAGGAGGTTCACTAGACAATCTTTAATTAAATGGAAAAATTATTTAACTCCTTAAGCGAAAGCGGAAAATACACTAAATCTTTTGAAGATTTTCAAACACAGTTTGGGTCTAAAGAAGGTCAAGAAAAACTATACGGAGCATTAAAAAACTCTGGTGATTATACAAAATCTTTCGGTGATTTTAGTAATCAATTTTTTGCTGCAGAACCAGTAAAGACAAACGACTCTGCAAGTGCGGATCCAGCTGTGGAGTCAAGCCAAGAAGATACGGGGTCCAAATCGGAAGAGCCTTTATCGGCGTGGCAATCTATTAAGAATACATTCAAAAAAGCAGGTGAACGTATCTATGACGTTGTTGAGTTTTGGGGCACTGACGAAGGTGCTAATTCCGGGTTAGATATAGCTACAAACTCATTTTATTCATTATTATCAAGTCAAGAAGCCGTTGATGAATATGCAAAAAACAACCCCGGCTGGATGTCAGAAGGCTTGGGATCTGAAGCGACTATAGAGGCTATAAAAAAATATAAACTAGAACAAGATGAAAGTAATTTTGCTACTAAAGGTATTGTAGCTAGCGCTAAAGAAGGCGATGTAGGCGGACTTATAGCTGGTAGCGTTGAAGCTTTAGTAAATGCTTTTTCTAGCGGTGTATATTTTTTAGGTACAGGGTTGGGAGCTGGAGTCTTTTCTGAAGTTGCTGCTGAAAATTATATTACATATAACGAACAAAAAGCTGAGAACTTAGGCGTATCTTTAGATGAACTTATTAGATCAGGCGAAGCAGACAATTTAGCTCCGGTTGGATTAGGTGCTGTTAGTGTTGGATTAGAAAGATTTGGATTTGGTAAAGTTTTAAAAGGCATTGCTGGTAAAAATATAATTAAAAACGCTAGTGCTAAACTTATATACAATAGAAAAGCTAGAAATGTTGCTAATATATTGGCAGCTGGGGGAGTAGAATCTGCTACGGAGATATTACAGCATGCTACCGATAAAATAAATGAAGAATTTGGTAGAACAGCAGGAACAGAAGAAGACGCTAAGTTTGTGCAAGCCACTTTCGACGCTATATTTAGCGAAGAAGCGCTTGAAGCTGGATTACAGGGGTTAATAGGCGGTGGTGGATTATCTGCAACAGGAACCGGTTATAGAGCTATGAACACGATAAGAACCACTGTAGATGGGGATTTAATTGATAAAAACTTAGAGGACTTAAGTAAGCTGAGAGTAAAATTTAATAAAGCCACTGATAAAACAGAAAAAGCTGGCATACAAAAACTAATAGATACTAAAGAGTCAGAAATAGCTGATTCTGTAAGGAAAGGCAATGACATATATAATAGTCTCTCAGATGGGCAGTTAAAAGAAATAGAAAATTTAACAGATCTAGCTGACGCTGCGGCATATCAAGTTACTGAGCTAAATAAAAAGTTTAGAGCAGGGGAAATCGACAAAGCTGGCTATGATTTAGCTTATCAAGGTTTTAAATCTGAATATGATAGCGTACGCCAGCAACTTATTGATATGAACCTCGAGCAAAACATAGAGTTTGCAAAGCAAGAGGCTGAATCAAAGGGGCTTAAATTTAAAGTTTACGAAACCACGAAATCTTTGCAACAAGCAATGAATAGGTTTAAGACAAGCAAAGAGAATAAGCAGGCTTTTAAAGACAACAAAGGTAATATACACGGATTTGCCATAGGTAACCAGATATTTATTAACAAAGAGGTATCTAGTAAATTAGGCGCCGTAAACGTTGGAGCACACGAATTTTTACACCCTGTGTTTAACAAACTAGTTGGGAATGTTAAGGAGCAAAGCAAAATGGTTCGTCAGTTTAGAAAATCAATGACCTCATCTCAAAGAAGGTTTGTTGATGCTGAAATGAAAAAAAGGGGGTATACAGGTAAAGAATATAATACAGAGTATGTTAATGTATTTTCTGATGCTTTACGTAAAAAACAAATTAATTACGATAAAACAACATTTGAAAAAATAGGAGACGCTATAGTAAGTGTTTTTAAACCAGTAGGCTATACTAATATAGGCTTTGAGTCTGGTAAAGATGTATATAATTTTATTAAAGAATTTGACCAAAGTGCAGAACAGGGTAAATTAACAACAAAAGCAGCAGAAGCTCTTAAAGATGTTGATTTAAGTGATGCTGGACTACAAGACGAGCTACAGACCTCTAAAACATTATCAGAGGACGTTAAGGCTACATTGACAGATAACATAACGGAAATAAAGAATCTAGCAAAAGAGAACGCTGAGATAGCTGCTAAGTTTAATAAAGAGCCTATTAAAGGAGCAAAGCAAGTAAGATTAGAAAGAGAAGTTATTGAAGGCGTAAAACCTTTGGTTGAAAAAATTGTTACAAATCGTACAAAAGCATTGTATGACAAAATAGCAGATGATGCTAAAAGAGGCGTTACAAGAGAACAGTTCCAAGAATCAATGCGAGCTGACATTGAAACAATGATCCTTAATGAATACGATGCAACCAAACAAGATCTCGAAAAGTTTACAGTAAGCAGAGCGTATTTAAGAGCTAACAATTTAGCTAAACGTTTAGGAATAGAATCTGTAGAAGAAGGCGGTATCAAACAAGATATAGATACTGCTAAAGGCATTACAGAAGAAAAAACCACAACCACAAAGCCCAAAGAACCTTCTGTAGAAAGAGGGCAAGCTACATTTGATGAGCTTGACATCATTGACGATGCTTTAATTGAAGATATTAAATCTGAGCTTGAAAAAGAAATAAGGACTAGGGTTCAAAAGGGTACATTAGCGGAAACTGTTTCTGTTAAAAAAGGTAGAGAAACTTATATTGTTTCTTGGCTAGAAAATTATGTTAACAAACAGCTGTTTAAAAAGCTTCTTAAAAAAGTAGGTGCAATTAAAGGAACATATCCTAATACTATAATACCTACTGCATATATTGACTTTTTACAAGATCCTAAAACTTTTGATATTATAACAAAAGCTTTACCTATTAAAAGTATAAAGAAAAGTTACGGTAAGCTATTTGGAATAGAGCGCATAGGTAGAGAAGTTACCGCGGAGGGTAACCCTGTATTTAGAATAAAGAAAATCGATAAGACTAAGTTTTTTAAATACTTTGTTGAAGGGAAAAAATCAACTGTATTAGAAAGACAAAAGCAATTGTTTAGAGAAATACTTGAACCGTTAGCTAAACAAGCTGTAGCTGACTTCACTACTGCAGAAAACTTAGAAAAATTAAAATCAATCCAAAGTTTAGCTCCCGCAACTTCTGTTGATGTTGTTAATAAAATAAGCTTAGATGCCGCTCTCAATAATTTAGAGTCCCAAATAGACCGATATAAAGGCGAAGCTGCAGGATTTGATATTATACAGTTTAGCTTAACTAAACAGGAAAGATCACAAATTGCGGAAAAACTAGACCTAAAAAGTGATAGCAATATAACAATGGCCCAAATTGAAGCTCAAGTTATTGCTCAAACACTTAGACCTCTTGTTAAAGAAAGAAAAGCAGAAATAAAAGATATTGAGTACAAATTAGGCCCTGAGTTATTTGAAAAACTACAAAACACCGTAATAGGCCCTTATTTGGATTCACTACAGGCTTTGCAAGACAAAAAAGCTTATGCGAGAGGTACTTTTGCAGAGCAGCTCGCATGGGATGCTTTTAAAGGCGTTAAAGGTGTTAAAATGGTTTCTAAGCGTCCTGATGGAAAAGCTGGAAGTTCCGCTCCTGATATTGTAATAAATTACAAAGGTCAAAATATTATATTTGAGATTAAAAGTAGAAGATCGGATAGAATAACAAGTGTTAATATTTATAACTATACCGATTCTAAAAACTATAAAACCACAAGAAACACAGGTACGGAAAGCGAACAAATTATATTTGATCAAATAAAGAAAAGCAAAAACTTAAATAGTTTTGTTTCTAAGGTTAAAAAAATGATGGATAAATTTTATCCAGGAGAGAATTACTTAGATAAAAATGGTTACATAGAATTAACACCTGAGCAAATTGTAAAATTAAATTTAAAAAATAGCCTATATAAAGAAACTGTTACATATATAGAAGGACTAAATGAAAAATTAGTAGAAACTATATATAACGAAAAGGGAGCCAACTATATAGGCTTTACCGACATAGGGAGTTTTTATGTTGGTAATAATAAAAATAATTTATCAGTTCCTAAATTTCAAGCGGACTTATACTCAAGAGCCTGGCTTTACATGGGTCAAATCAAAAAAAATGGAAAACATACATTTCCGTTAAGAATGTTTGCGCAAATATCAACTGAATCAAGTAAAAAGCTAGGTGAAGCTAAAACAGATTCTATTATTAATAGCAATTCTATAAAAACAATCCTTCAATTTAGTTTAACAGCTGCTCAACCAATTGAATTTCAGGATAGTAGATTAAAAGGAAGACAAATAAGCACTTTTGACATAAACGGAGTCGATTACCAGGCTGAGCTGTTTGATTTTAAAAATTTAGCCTCAACTTTTGACAATGCAGAAGAGCTATTTAAAGCGATGCAAAAAGTTTCAGGAAGTAAAAAAGTAACATCTGAAGAATATAAGTATTTTGTATTTGATAGAAATGATGACACTGGAATTGTAAGTCAACAAGGAGAAGAAGTGGAATGGAACGGTAAAAGATGGATTTATCCTGAATCTGACACAAAACAATC